AATTCGCAATCTATATCTAATGGCGCGGAATTTGTAGGCAGTATTGTTTACGAGTGCGCGTGAGATAGCCTATGGCACTTACCAAAGTTACAAACTCCATGATCGTTGGCGCAGCCGTCAACGTGTTGGATTTTGGTGCAAAAGGTGATGGCGTAAATGACGATACGGCAGAGATTCAATCTGCCGTTACGTCGTTGGCGGCGTCAGGCGGTACGGTCTACGTGCCTGAAGGCATCTACGTTGTCTCTGCGCCTATTACGGTTCCTTCCGGCGTTGCTATTGTTGGCGACGGAATAGGTGTTACGCGCTTTAGCGCCACGCTAGCATTTACCGCTGATCAACCTGTTTTTTATGCTAATGCGGCTAACATAACTCGGTTTGAAAACTTTTCTATCCTCGGCAATACAAATGGAACCAACGGCGCAGGAACGGGCGTCCATTGCAAAACGGGTTTTGGCAATCAGATTCGTAGCGTATTCATAAGCAATACGACTCAAGCCGGAATTCGCTTAGAAGAACAGAATACGGCATGGGTGGATTCTTGTTGGTTATTGTCTACAGGTCGAGTCGGCTATTCTGACAACCACGGAATCATGGTGTATTCGACGTTGGGATCAACTGTTGATAACTACAACATTAAGATCACTAACAATAAGATTCAAAGCGCATACCGTAAAGGCATTACAGACTACGCGCCTAATGCCGGAATCATAGATTTGCTAGTCGAAGGCAACACAGTTACAAGCTGCGGCCTTGGTGGCATTTACTTAGGTACCGATCTCGGCCGCGATATTCGGATTGTAAACAACTATGTTGCTGACTGTTATGTCGGTATTCAGTACGGCCCTGGAAAAAACAGCATTATTTCGGGGAATAACGTCCGTAGCACAACTACGGGATTTGGTATTTCGTTTTTGGACGTGGACAATTTAGTTGTTTCTAACAACACCGTTGTTAATTCTGCAACGGGCGGTATTGTGACTACGGTTCTTTCCGGCGTTCGTAACGCACAAGTCTCTATTTGCGGAAACATTGTCCATAACTCCAACCGAACCACGGCGGGGTATGCACCCGGCATTGACGTACAAGATTGCGACAATGCTGTCGCAACCGGGAACATTGTGTACGACGATTCCGGGTCGATTAAAACGACTCATGGCATTGTTGACGGATCGGCTAACGTCAATTTTCAAATTTTGGGTAATACCGTACTAAACGTCAGCTCAAGCAACTATTTGATTCAATCCAACACCGCCATGCTGCAAGACTTGACTTACGGTCAAACGCAAAACTTTTTGGGCGGCATTACGGTTCAACAAACCGCAGTTACGCTTGCAAACGGCACAAACAACAACGTTGCATTGCCGGTTAGAACAGGTGTACTGCGTGTAACCGGCCCAACCGGCGCATTTTCCATTACGGGATTAACGAATGGTCAAGTTGGGCGTCAATTAACTTTGGTTAACGACACTAACCAAAACATGACGCTAAAAATTAACGATGGTGCTTCATCAGCGGCTAATCGTTTATTCTTGACAAGCGGTATAGATAAAGTAATCGCGGCGTACAATTCCGTGACGTTGATGTACGTTACCACGCAAGGCAATAACTTTTGGGTTGACGTATAAAACTTGACGTTTTCTTGCAACAAGATATATTTAACCCGTACTGGCCCGGTTGACCAGGGATTCATTAGGAATCAAAATGTCTGAAATTGAAGTAGTAGCGGAACAAGTACCCGCGCCGGAACCGGTTGCTACGGCTGCACCGGAACCCGAAGTTGTTGCCCAAGAGGCAACCCCGCCGGAGGAAAAGCTTGCCAAGACGTTCTCCCAAGAGGAGCTCGACGCGCTGGTAGGCAAGAGGCTTGCACGGGAACGTCGCAAGTGGGAGCGAGAGCAAGCGCTAAAAGCGCCTGAGTTTCAGACTCAGACGCCCGCCACGCTGCCTGACCGGGACGTTGACCCCGACGCCTATAAGGAACGTGAAGAAGTAGCTTTTGACAAGTACGACGACTTTGAACAGGTCGTGTACAACCGATCGCTGCCAATCACGACCGTAATGGCCGAGACGATTCAGGCTTCGGATGTTGGTCCCGATGTAGCATACTACTTAGGTTCTAACCCCCGCGAAGCTGAACGTATTTCCCGTTTGTTGCCCTACCTGCAAGCTAAAGAGATTGGTAGGATTGAAGTCCAATTAACCGACAATCCGCCAGTTAAACGAACAACCAATGCGCCCCCGCCGATTAAGCCTGTGACGGCTAAAACCGTAGGCGCGCCGGCCCGAGACACGACGGACCCACGCTCAGTCAAGGACATGAGCACGTCGGAGTGGATTGACGCCGAGCGTCTGAGACAGATTAAGCAGTGGGAAGCGCGGCGTACCCGCTAACTTCTTTTTTGGAGACATATTGTGGCTAATACCCTTCTTACTATTGACATGATTACGCGGAAGGCTCTGGAAATCCTGGAAAACAACCTCGTAATCACCCGTAACGTGAACCGTCAGTACGACGACAGCTTTGCTGTCGAAGGTGCCAAGATCGGTTCGACCCTCCGCATCCGTCTGCCGGATCGCGCTCTTGTGACCGACGGCGCTGCGCTTCAGGTTCAGGACGACAATGAGCAGTTCACCACGCTCACCGTCGCCTCCCAGAAGCACATCGGCATCAACTTCACCAGCGCCGAAATGGCCCTTCAGTTGGACGATTTTGCTGACCGCGTGCTCAAGCCGCGTATCAGCCAGTTGGCTTCCAGCATCGACGCCGACGTGGCAAGCTCGTTCAAGAGCGTGTTCCAGTCGGTCGGTACGCCTGGCGTCACCCCCGGCACCTCGCTCGTTCTGTTGCAGGCGCAGCAGAAGCTGAACGAAGCTGCCGCTGGCATGGCCCCGCGCTACGCCACCGTCAACCCGGCTGCCAATGCTAGCCTCGTCGAAGGCATGAAGGGCTTGTTCAACCCGGTTGATTCGATCAGCCGCCAGTTCAAGAACGGCATGATGGGCGAAGGCATCCTCGGCTACGACGAGATCAACATGTCTCAGTCGATCAAGCAGCACACCAACGGCTCGGCCTCGCGCGCGGACACCCCGATCGTCAAGACCACGCTCGTCAACGGTGCGACCAAGCTGACGCTTGACAACGTGACCGACGGCCTCACCCTTGTCCCCGGCGACGTGTTCACTATTGCTGGCGTGTACGCGGTCAACCCGCAGACCCGCGAGTCCACTGGTGCGCTCCAGCAGTTCGTGGTGCAGAACAGCGTGACCTCGGCCTCAACCGAGTTTGTCGATGTTCAGTTCCTGCCGGCTGTGTACGGCCCGACGCACGCCCTCGCCACGGTCAGCAAGCTGCCGACCGCCGGTGATGTAGTGACCTACGTGGGTGCCGCTTCTGGCCAGTACGCTCAGAACCTTGTGTACCACAAGGACGCGATCACGTTTGCCACCGCCGACCTCTTGCTCCCGCAGGGCGTTGACATGGCGTCGCGTCAGGTCCACAACGGCATCTCCATGCGCGTTGTCCGTCAGTACGACATCAACAACGACCGTATGCCCTGCCGTATCGACGTGCTGTATGGCTACTCGGTGATCCGTCCGCAGATGGCCTGCCGCATCTGGGGCTAATTTTTAACCTTATTCACGGAGTAACTAAACATGGCACTTCCTAACGGTACTAGTGGTTATCAGGTTGGCGCCGGCAATGCTGCCGAGCCGATTCTGTTTGTGCAGGGCGCCCCTACGGCCCTGACGGCAGCCGCGACGGCGACCCCGGCGCAGCTTGCGAACGGTCTTTTTACCTTCAACGGCACGGCGGGTGATCTTACCCTGCCGACGGTGGCTGACCTTGAAGCCTACGTGTCGTCGGCCCAGCGGGCTGACGCTGCGTTTGACTTTTTTGTCATCAACATCGACGCGACCACGGACGATGTGACCGTCGCCACGGCGGCGGGCTGGTCGCTTGTTGGTAACATGAAGGTTGACGAGGCTACGTCGGGTCACTTCCGCGCGCGCAAGACCGGCGCGGGTACGTGGACCTGCTACCGCATCTCGTAATGGCAACGCCCCCTACGGGTCAAACCGTAGGGGGCACTCTTTAAGAGGATTTATCTATGCCGAATACAAAGGCAGTTGGTGTTGCCTTCTCCGACCCCGAGCTTGACGGCGCGGTAGTTGGCGCATCGGGCGGTACGGTTGGTTTTTACGGGACTACGCCCGTTGCTAAGGGTGCAGCGCTTACCACGCAATCGACGACGATTACGTTTACGGCGCCGAGTCCGGCTGACTTCGCAATTCAAGACTTGACGCAGACAACTCCGTTTGGTTTCGTTACGAAGAACGAAGGCAACACGGTGTTGGCTGTTATCAAAAACCTTCAGGATCGCGTTGGAGAGCTTGAGGCTCGTTTGCAGGCTTACGGACTGCTGCCGTAATTATGAACATATATCTTCGCCACCCGGTTCACGGGCTAAAAATTGCCATCTCTGATATGGAGGCGGCTATGGACTACGAGCACGGTTGGGAGGAGTATGATCCTTTGGAGCCGGCGGCGCCGCAGGAAGAACCTGCTGCGTCGCCGGAACCAAACCAGTTGAAGCGTCGCCGCAAGGCAGTAGCGGCTGAAGCCTAGAGGGCTACACAATGGCTGTAACAGCCCAAAGCCTTATCAACAAGTCGTTGCGATTGTTGGGCGTTTTGGCGTCTGGCGAAACCACGACGGCTGACGAAGCGCAAGATTCGCTTTACAGCCTTAACTCTATTATCGACTCGTTTTCGGCCAACCCGCAGTATTACTTCTGCACGCAGGCCGAACAATTTACGTTGGTCAATGGCCAGAGCACGTATACCATCGGCAACGACCCCAACACGTCCCCAGCGGCTAATTGGGTAACGGCACGGCCTATCCGCATCGTCGGCGCGTTTGTGCGCATATCCAACGTGGATACGCCGCTTGCGCTGATTACCGAGCCGTATTGGACTAACATTACCAATAAAGCCGCAACGGGCACGCCTATTAAGCTGTTGTACCGACCCAACATCCCGTACGGGCAAGTAGTGCTGTACCCCACGCCTAACGCGGCGGTGTCAATCTTTGTCAAGGCTGAACGTATGATTCAGCCGTATGCCACGCTCGTTTCAACGCAGTATCTGCCGCCGGGCTACCAGCGCTTGCTAGAGCTATCATTAGCGATGGAGTTAGCACCGGAGTATGGTTCACAGGTCAAGCCTGAGATCATTGCTAACCTGCGCGCTGACCTCGACAGCTTGATCCGCACGAACATTCAGCCATTGCCGGTTAACAAGACCGATAACGTGCCGAATACGAACACGACGTTTAACATGCCTCCGATTTAGGTGAACCATGGCAACTACCCGTGAGCTTTTGAGTGGTGCGCATCGTTTGCTGGGGCTGGTGAACTCGGGCAACGTGTTGCCCGAAGCCGTGTACCAAGACAACCTCGTTGCGCTTAACCAGATGATTGATAGCTGGAGCACCGAGCGTTTGGCGGTGTTTTGCACGCAAGATCAAACCTACTACTGGGAAGCTGGCGCGCGGATTCGCACGCTCGGCCCTACGGGCGACTTTGTATACATTCTTGCTAACCAATCGGACACCCCGATTGTTACGCAAGGAGACGACTATATCGGCGTGGACGACGCGACTACGCAACGTCCGATTTTGCTGGAAGATTCAACCTATTTCCGCGACCCGACGACTAACGTGTCGTACGGCATCAAATTTATTAACCAGTTGCAGTACAACAACATTGCGGTAAAAACAGTGCAAAGCACCTATCCGCAAGTGTTGTTTGTCAATAACACTTTTCCCAACATTACGCTGTCGGTATACCCAGTACCCAATCGTATGTTGGAGTTCCATTTTATTTCGGTGCAGCCGTTAGCTAATCCGACGACGCTTGAAACAAACTTGGAGTTTCCGCCAGGCTATTTGCGAGCGTTTCGGTACAACTTGGCTCTTGAACTTGCGCCTGAGTTTAACGTGGAACCTTCTGCTGAAGTGCGCCGGATTGCCATGTACAGCAAGCGCAATTTGAAGCGCATTAACAACCCTGACGACTTGATGGCTATGCCCTACAGCCTCATGGCACGTCGCAATCGTTACAACATTTACGCCGGGAACTTCTAATCATGGCGACAAAAATCACCATCAATAATCTTCCGGCTACGTCCTCGTCTTCGGGCGCGGACGAATTTGTGTTGGTCCAGAGCAATCTGACTAAAAAGATTACCAACACTAACCTGTTTACAGGCGTTACGTTAACTAGCCCTACGCTAGTGACGCCGGCGCTCGGCGTAGCTACGGCTACTAGCGTCAACAAAGTAACAATCACCGCTCCGGCTACGTCAGCTACGCTAACAATTGCCAACGGCAAGACGCTGACCTGCAATAATTCAATTACGTTTGCTGGCACTGACGCCACGACGATGACGTTCCCGTCTACGAGCGCGTCAGTCGCTCGTACCGACGCCGCGCAGACTTTTACCGGCACGCAGACTTTTGCGGGCGCTGTGGTCGGCAGCGTGCAAGCGCTTTCTGGCCCCGGCGCTGTCAACATCACGACGTTGACTACAGCGTTCACGTCTACCGCTACGGGCAACGCTTTGACTCTAGCAGACGGTGTGGCAGGGCAGCTCAAGGCTATTGTTTATGTGGCCGAAGCAGCCGGCGCGGATACGGGCGTGCTAACGCCAGCTAACTTTGGCAATGGCACGACCATCACGTTTAACGCTGTCGGCGAGAGCGTGCTGTTGCAGTTTCTCGGCACCGACTGGTGGATTGTGTCCAACAACGGCGCCACTGTCGCCTAAGCCATGAAGACACCGATTCTCGGGTCATCGTATGTGGTGCGCAGCCCAAACGCGGCTGATGCGCGCATGGTTAACTTGTATCCCGAAGTCATCCCTGAAGGCGGCAAAGAGCCGGCCTATTTGCAGCGTTGTCCAGGCATGGAGCTGATCGCATCTGTTGGGTCAGGGCCGATCCGTGGGTTGTGGAACCGCGAGAACGACATTTACATTGCTTCGGGCAATGAGCTGTTTAAGATGACGCCGAACATTACGATCACTAAACTTGGCAATATTACGGGCACGGGCCCGGTATCAATGGCCGATAACGGTTTGCAGCTCTTTGTAGCTTGTAACCCAGACGGATACATTTACAACTTTACGACGGGCGTATTCGCTCAGATTACCGATCCAGACTTCCCCGGTGCTGTCACCGTGGGGTATCTGGATGGGTACTTTGTTTTTAACGAACCCAACAGCCAGCGCATTTGGGTAACAAAACTGCTTGATGGTTTGTCTGTTGACCCGCTTGACTTCGCGTCAGCAGAGGGTTCGCCTGACGGCCTTGTAGCCGTGATGATCGACCACCGCGAAGCATGGCTTTTTGGCACCAACTCAACTGAAGTTTGGTACAACTCGGGCAACATCGACTTTCCGCTAGAACGCATCCAAGGCGCTTACAACGAAGTCGGCTGCATTGCACCGTACTCAGTGGCCAAGCTCGACAATACGATCTTTTGGCTAGGGTCGGACGCACGAGGACGCGGAATCGTCTATCGCGCAAACGGCTATCAAGCTGTGCGCGTATCAACGCACGCTGTTGAATTTGCTATCCAACAATACAGCGATATGTCGGACGCGTTGGCGTATACGTACCAGCAGGACGGCCACGCGTTTTACGTGCTGATCTTTCCGTCTGCCGACACGACGTGGGTGTTTGATGCCGCGACCGGCGCTTGGCACGAACGTGCTGCGCTCGTCAACGGTGAATACAAGCGCCATCGGTCTAATTGCCACGCGGCCTTTAATGGCTATCCGACGGTCGGCGACTTCCAAAACGGCAACATCTATCAGTTCAAACTGGATGTGTATTTAGACGCCGGCGTTGTGCAAAAATGGTTGCGCCGTTGGCGCGCGCTGCCAACCGGGCAAAACAATCTTACCCGCACAATCCATCACCAGTTGCAGCTTGACTGCCAAACGGGTGTGGGCCTTTCGGGCGACGCGTCGTCGTCGGCGCTGGATTTGATTTTATCCACCGAAGGCGCGATTGAGCTTGAAACCAACCAAGCTGTAGCGCCTAACACCACACCAAGCTCGCTCTATGCGCTGATTGGCCCAAACGTCGGCACCGATCCGCAGGTTATGCTGCGCTGGTCGGACGACGGCGGGCACACTTGGAGCAATGAGTATTGGCGCGATATGGGGCCAATTGGTGCCACGCAAACCCGCGTCATTTGGCGGCGTCTTGGCGCAACAATGAAGTCGCGCGATCGCGTGTACGAAGCGTCGGGAACTGATCCAGTTATCGTAGCGATCATGGGAGCGGAGTTACAACTTAGCCCGACAACCGCATGACCGTACCTAATACGACTAACATTCCGGCGCCCCGCGTGCCGTTTGTGGACGAGCGCACGGGCTTGATTTCACGTGAGTGGTTTCGGTTTCTAAACAACCAGTTCCAGTTGACGGGCGGCGGCACAACGCAGATCACGACAGCCGACCTTGAGCTGACCCCGGCATTGGCGGCTACGGTAGAGGATGCCGTGCCGGTGCTAGAGTCGGAGATACAGGCGCTTAAACTGCTGCCCCGGTATCCCGAACCGAATGTGGTAAATTTTGGGTCGTTTTTTTCAACGCAGACGCAAGCGGCGACCGTTATCAATACGGGTTATGCCATTACTTACAACAACGCCGACACGGCGTATGGCGTCTATCGTGATCCGGCGGATAGCAGCAAAATCAAAGTTGCGCGGCCTGCCATCTACAACGTGCAGTTTTCCATTCAGGTGGACAAGACTTCAGGCGGTAGCGGCAAGTTTTACATTTGGCCCGCTATCAACGGCACGGCGGTCGCCAATTCTGGGTCGTTGATTCAGATTCAGGGCAACAACGCCGAAATCTTCTCGGCTGCAAACTTTTTCTTGCCGCTATCCAACGGCGACTACTTTCAGTTATATTTTTCGGTGGACAGCCTTGACGTGCAGCTTCAGACGTTTGCGGCGGCTGCTCCCGTGCCGGCAATTCCATCCATCATATTGACCGTTATGCAGGTGTACGTATGAGCGTATTTCTTTCCCCGCTGGCCGGTGCTGGAGCGCAGTTTTTTGACGGCGCTGGCAACCCGTTGGCCGGTGGCAAAATCTTTACCTACACGGCAGGCACCACGACGCCGGAGGCGACCTACACCAGCATCGGTGGCGGCACGGCGCACGCAAACCCTATCGTGCTCAACTCCGAAGGCCGCGTACCAGCGGAGATTTGGTTATCTGAGGCCGTCAGCTACAAGTTCATCCTGCAAACGTCGGCTGGCGTGCAGATCGGTACGTACGATGACATTTCGGGCGTCAACGATTTGACGGTCTCGGGTATTAGTTGGTCTAACGTTTCAGGCACACCGACTACGCTGGCAGGTTATGGCATCACGGATGCGCTGTCCTCGGCGACCGCTGCTGCAACCTACGCACCGATTGCCAGCCCAACCTTTACCGGCACGGCGCTGATTCCCGACAACGCGCCGAGCAACACTAACTATCCGGTCGGCTACCGCGAGGCGCCGCTCAACAGCAAGACGACGGGCTACACGCTCATCGCCTCGGATGCCGGCAAAACCATCGTAATGAACGGTAGCAGCGTGACGCTGACTATCCCGGCCAACGCTTCGGTGCCCTTTCCAACAGGTACGGTGTTCATCGTAATTAACGTCAACAGCTCGGCGCTGTCGATTGCGATTACGTCCGACACCTTGACGCTTGTAAACAGCACCACGACTGGCACGCGGACGCTTGCACAGAACGGCGTAGCCACTTGCATCAAGATTGGTGCGACATCTTGGCTCATCAGTGGAGCGGGTTTGACCTAATGAGCGGCGCTACTCTCGTTGCGTTCATCAACGGCAGCACCGGCGGCGCTGGAGCTGGCGTGTTTGACTTTTCCGAGCCGGGTTCAGGGTCGGTCACTATCCCTACGGGCGCAACGGGCGTAACCATTCAGGTTTGGGGTGCCGGCGGCGGCGGCGGATATGGCTATCTAGGTGAGATTGCCCCCGGCGAACCCGAAGTGTTCCCCGGCGGCGGTGGCGGCGGTGGCGGCTACAGCAAGACTATTTTGGTGCTGACGGCGCCTGACGCCCTTAAAACGATCAACTACATTGTTGGCGTTGGTGGTCCCGGCGGTACAAGTTTTGCGCCAAACGGCGAACCCGGCGGTTTTTCAAACGTATCCAGCGGGACGTATACAATCACCACCATGACCGCAAACGGCGGCAACGGCGGCGACTCGGGGCAGTTCGCTCAACAAGGTGCCGGTGGTACGGCTACGGGCGGCAATACGACAAACACGACCGGCAACGGTGGGGCGTTCTTTACGTCAACAGGCGCAGCAGGTATCGCGGGTGTTGGGTCGCTAACGGCAGGCGCGGGTGGTAACGGCGGTGCATTTTTCGACGGCGACCGTGGCCTTTCAGGCCGCGTGCGCATGGTCTTTACA